GATAAGGTAATTCAAACATTTGGCGAATCAGCACCAAACAACACATCAAATGCTTATCCTGTTGCAATGGCTGAGAAGCGTGCAATGAGTAGAGCAGTTTTAAAGCTAACAGGCTTTTATGAGCTTGGACATTTTGGAGAAGATGAAGCTGATGACTTTAAAAGAAAATAAGATATGAAAAACGAAACAGGAAGAGGTTGGAATCCAACCACAAATTTACAAGAGGTGTTGTTGAATACCTACAAGACAAAGGCAACAATCGGTACTGCTTTAAAGTTATCTCAACCGACATTGAATGTTCTGCTCAAAGATGAGCGAAAGATTACATTTAGTCAGTTGGTGCAGATTAGCAACGATTCAAAAATAAGTTTAATCAAATTAATAAAACTACTGTAATGTTTAAAGAAGATAAATTTGAATACTTAATCGAACAAGCTGCAAAGCTGAACAAGACGAGTTCTAAAAATATAATGAGTACAAATAGACAAAGGTTTATTGTAGGTGCTAGAAATATGGTTTATGCATTCCTTTTAGAAAATCATTGGGGGTGTACAAAAATAGGTAGAGCATTCGGTAAGAACCATGCATCAGTAATTCATGGATGCAGGAATCATGAGAACGATTATAAGACTTTTGATTATTACAGAAAGACTTATGATAATCTAGTTCTTATCATGGCAGAAAATACAGATATGGATGAGGTTGTAAAGTTACGAGCAAAGCAAAGAGCAAAGGATGAACTCGAAAACTTGCAGAATGAGAATGCCAGACTTAAAGAGAAGATTTACGATTTAAAAGAAAAGACTAGAAAGGTATTACAGGCACACAACGAATCAACTATGTTAACCCAAAAATTACATATATTATGCAGCTAAAAGGAACAATCCTTAAAATCAAAGATGTACAAGTTATATCTGACAAATTCAAGAAACAAGAGGTTATCTTGAAACAAGCCGATACAGAGTACGATGCAGACATTCCAATAGAGTTTATGCAAGACAAAGGAATAGCTCTTGTAAAGGGCTTAAAAGTAGGTCAGAACTACGAGATTAGTATTAACATAAGTGGTAGAGAATGGAAAGACAGGCATTTCGTGAGTTTAAAGGCATGGAAAGTCGAAAAGTTAGAGGGTTTTGAGCCTGTCGAATCTACATCATCAGCAGATGATTCATTACCATTTTAATTAAGAGGAGCGTAATGCTCCTTTTTTTTTACCTTTGACAAAACAAAACTATGGAACAACCAAATTATTACTCGATTCTGACTGCATCGGTTAGGTATGACAAAGACTTGACACCAAATGCCAAGCTCCTGTACTCAGAAATCACTGCATTATCTAACAAGAAAGGTAAATGTTGGGCAAGCAATGGATACTTTGCAGAGCTTTACAATGTATCAAACACATCAATCTCTAAATGGATAAAGCAATTAGCAGATAAAAAGTACATTCATGTGCAAATGCTTTACATTTCTGGAACTAAGCAGATTGATAAGCGAATTATATCAGTTACCCCTATTAAAGAAAAGTTAAATACCCCTATAAGAAAAGTTAAGGGGGGTATTGAAGATATATTGCATACCCCTATTGAAGATAAGTTAAAGGATAATACTACAAGTATTAATACTACAAGTAATAATAAAGAGAGTAAACCCTCTAGTCTTTTAATTGTTGAAGATTATTTTAGATTAAAAAACTTTGATTTAAGCGAGGCAATTAATTTCTTCGAGTATTACGAAAGCAATGGTTGGAAAGTGGGCAGAAACGCAATGAAAAAGTGGAAGCTCGCAGCAAATAGATGGATAAGGAATGCCAAGCCAAAGAAAAAAGGATTGAGTGAGGAATACTTTGGGGATTTTATGAACAAACAAAACAAACTGACATGAAAAAAAACATTATTTACAATGAGTCAAATGAACTGACAATGAAAAAAATGCAATCAAATTGTATTGATTTAATTATTACATCTCCTCCTTATAATATTATAAGGTCAGAAGCAAAAGACAGAGGTTACGATTTATATAAGGATGGCATGACTAATAATGAATATATTAAATGGACATTAAGAATATTTAAAGATTTCGATAGAATATTAAAAAAAGATAATGTTGTACTATACAATATGAGTTATGGAACTGAAAACCCAACTTTAATGAGTTTAGTAATTTCTGATATTATTCGAGAAAGTAACTTTACATTAGCAGATATTTTAATTTGGAAGAAAAAAAACGCAAGTCCAAATAATATGAGTAGTAATAAAATGACAAGAATTGTTGAGTATATATATGTATTTTGTAGAAAAGATGAATTTGATACTTTTAATTGTAATAAGAAAATAGTAAGTCATAGAAAAACAGGTCAAGCAAATTACGAAAATGTTTTTAATTTTATAAATGCAAAAAACAATGATGGTTCTACTGATATAAACAAGGCAACATTTAGTTCAGAATTAGTAAGAAAATTAACTAAGATATATGCAAAACCAAATAGCATTATTTATGACCCGTTTATAGGTACTGGCTCAACTGCTGCTGCTTGTTTAATTGATGGTCATAATTACATAGGAAGTGAAATATCTAAAGCTCAATGCGAATACGCAGAGAAAAGAATTAAACCATTAAAATCACAATTAAATTTGTTTTAATATCTTAGCAAAATGGAAATAGGAAAACAACCGACAGAACAATTACTAGACTTTTGCTTTAAGACTTTGAATAAAGCATTGTTTGAGATGAGCCAGAACAAAGCAGAATCAGACAGGAAAGTATTAGCAAACATTTTAATGAACGATTTAAACGAAAAGTTTTTTAGGTTGACTGCTGAAGATGTTACTCAGGCATTTCACAAAGGAGTGAGAGAGGGAGAGCAGCTTGCAATCAATCCAAGAACATGGTTTAATTGGCTAAACAAACAAAAGATGAAAACTAACAAACTACGCATTGAGCAGTCGCAAGATGGCGAACGATTACTAATAGAATCGAATGCTAAGAACATAGACAAAGAAGAGGTGCTAAAGGAGTTCCTAGAGCTTTGTGTTATAGAACCATTTGAGGAACATTGCAAAGGCGATGAGTACACTTTTCAAGGAATTAACCAAGCATTCCAATGGCTAGAGCTTAATAACTTTATTGTGCTTACACAAAAGGACAAAGAGCAAATTTGGGAAGAGGTGCAGGAGGAGATAGTTGCAAGAAAAAAGTTTGTTCACAATAAACGCAAACAATTCCATCCTGTAATTATGTGCAGAGAAAAAGCCTTAAGAATGCATTTTGGTAAGTGGAAGAAAGCAAAGAAAAACCTAAGAAAAGAAATATATAAAATACTAGACAATGGATAAGAGGATAAGTAAATTACTAAAGCAGAACGCAGCTAATGTTGCAAACTCTGGCACAGGCAGTAAGAAAGATATTGGAGGAGAGAAAGAAGTTGCAAAGGCTTGGAAAGAGATACAAAAAGATATTAAGAAAATAGATAAAGAGTTTTACGAAATAATTAAAGAGAGATGAAATACGTAAAATTTGATACATTTTGGTTGATGTTTGGATTTACTCCTCCTGAAATGCCAAGAGGTAAAGACAAAAGAAAATGAAAGCAGCAGAGGACAAACTACAAACTGCTATTGTTTCCTATTTAAAGATGAAGTATAATGTTTTATATTGTGCATCTTTAGGAGGTCAATATCAAAAATATCATTCGCAGAGGCTCAAAGCCAAGAGGACAGGATACGTTAAAGGGTTTCCAGATATATTCATCTATGAAGCTAGGAACGGATTTAATGGTTTAGCGATAGAGCTTAAAGTAAAAGGTAACTATGCAAGTCCATCTCAAAAGGTATGGATTGTAAACCTTAACAATAGAGGTTACCTTGCCAAAGTTTGTACAGGCTTTGACGATGCAAAAGAAACGATTGATAACTATTTTAAAGAAGATTAAACATGATACAAAACGTCATAATAATTGCATCAACTGCAATAGCATTAACAGTAATTGTAGAATCATTTAACAAAAAGTAATGAGCAAAGACAAAAAGAAACGCAACGAAGAGATTGCAAAGGAAACATGGGATAGTTGGATTGTTGATTTAGAAGAACAAGAACAACCTGAAACATGCTCAATAGATGATGAAGATTGCGAAGCCTGTGGTTCATGAGTAAAATAGAAGAGAAAGTAGTTCATAAGATTTTAAAGCGAGCAGAGGTAGGTTTTAATAAATATGGTACTACGATGGAGCGAGTTGATTTAGGTAGCTTAGAATGGCTTATACACGCACAGGAAGAAGCTATGGACTTAGCTGTGTACCTTGAAAAATTAATAGCACTTGAACAAGAATTGTTATTGGCAAAAAAACTTATAGATGAGAAGTCTAAAAAGTTAATAACTTAATTAGTTAAAATAAAATTGTTACATTTGTAATTCCTAACAATAATTGTCTTGTCATCAGTTGTTTTGTGTGGAGTTGTTAGGTAACACTAGCAGCTCCATTTTTTTTATTTAAAAAGTTATGAGAGGAATAATCAATCAAGTAATACTCAGAGGAATCAAAGCAAACGATTCTCAAAGGAAGATAAAGCAAACACTAAAGAAGCTGCACAACATTACTATTGCATCTGAGGTGTTTAAAACTCGCTACAATGCCATTAAATCAAGAATTAGCCAAGTACTACCCAAAGTTACTAAAGCTAGCAGAAAAGATAACAAAAGGAAATAAGGTTGATGCACTAGATCTGGTGCAAGACTTATATGTTATCATTTTAGAGTACGACCAAGAGAAAATTAAAAAGATAGTCGAAAACGGACATCTTGTTTTTTGGTCTGCAAGAGTTTTGATGAATCAGTATGTAAGGACAAACTCAGCATTTAAAACAAAATACTACACCAAGCTAAGAACGGAAAACTACGATGTTAAAAACTTCCAATACTTTGATGGTATTGAAGAGCTTGTAGAGTTCGAGAATAAGTTGCAGTTTGTTAAGGATAAGATGAACAACCTGCATGAGTACGACAAGCTCCTGTTTGAGATTTACTTTAGTTCTGGAAAGAGCATTCGCAAATTAGCAAAGGATACCGGCATAAGTACCACATCGATATACACTACACTTAAAAACGTTAAACAATACTTGAAAGATGAAGTTGAGAGCGAGTACAAAGAATTTGAACGATAGACTTGCAATCTGTAATAAGTGCAAGCATTTTAGAAAGTCAGTAAATCAATGCAAGAAATGTGGTTGCTTCATGCAGATAAAAGCAAGAATAGCATTCACTAAATGCCCAATTGATAAATGGGACAGAGAAACTGATATAACTAAAGACCAACTCTCAATACTTAAAAGAGTGTTTGAGGAGATAGAGGGCGATAAAGTAACGCATGACCAAAACAGGAACTTGACCAACATCTACAACGATATATTCGGAATGAATAAGAAAGTTACAGGTTGTGCAAGTTGTGTAAAGCAAACAGTTGAGGATTTAAAAGCAGTATATGAAGCCTATAAAGATTGAGAGTAAAAAGATATTCACTTTAGAGTTTGCTGAGTACAACCCTAGAACAATATCTAAAAAGCAGTTTAAAGATTTAAAGAAGTCAATAACTGAGTTCGGTATTGTTGCACCTATTGTAGTAAACATAAACAAGGACAGAGAGAACGTAATTGTTGGAGGGCATCAAAGAGTTAGAGCTTTGCAAGATTTAGGTCATGAGAGCGTTCTTTGTGCTTTGGTTGATTTACCATTGCAGGAGGAGATGAAACTTAACCTTAGGCTAAACAAGAACGGAGGGAAGTTTGATGATGACATGCTTATTAATTACTTTGACGAAGAGGTGTTGTTTGAGGTTGGATTTACTGCAAACGATTTAGATATAAACATAGACAAATACGAGGACAATCAATTACAGGAAGCTACAAAAGATGTATGCGAATGTTGTGGAGCTAAGATATGACAAAACACTTAAAAATATACCTGGAATACTTTGGCTTTGATGTAAGCGATTACATTCAATGTGAGGTATGCTTTTCTCCTGCTGATGATATACATCACATAGATGCTCGAGGCATGGGAGGGAGCAAGACAAAAGACTACATTGAGAACCTGCAAGCAGTATGCAGACCATGCCATATTAAGTATGGAGATAAGACAAAACATAAGGAACAATTAAAGGAGATACATCTTAAATACATGGAACGATATGGAACAAAACAGAACAAAAGAAGCTAAAAAGCGAATGCTCAAAGCGTTAAGCAGTTCATTGGGTATTGTTACTACTGCATTGAAAGCTGCTGACGTTGGAAGAGTAACATATTATGCATGGCTAAAGCAAGATGAAGAGTTTGCAAAGCAAGTAAAAGAAGTTGAGTCAATAGAACATGATTTTATAAGGTCTAAGTACTACGAGTGCATCAAAGACAAAGTGCCTAGCGTTGTGATTCATGCAGCCAAAACTCAGTTAGGCTTAAATGAGAGGCAGCTTATTGATGTAACAACACAAGGCGAGAAGATTAACAAAATAGAGATAGAGATTGTCAAGTCTAAAGATAAAGACGAGTAACGTATTTGAGCGTAATTATAACGCACCTACAAAAATTGTAGTGAATCAAGGAGGGACAAGATCTGGAAAGACTTACTCACTTTGTCAACTTCTTATTGTCAAAGCATTTGAGAATACCGGCAAGAGATTCAGCATTGTTAGAAAGTCATTGCCTAGTCTTAAGCTCTCAGTCATGAAAGACTTTTTTGAGATACTGAGCAACCTAGATTTGTACAACGAAGCACATCACAACAAATCAGACCATACCTATACTTTAAATGGTAACACATTTGAGTTTATATCTCTTGACCAACCACAAAAGAAAAGAGGTACAAAAAGACACTTCCTGTTTTGCAATGAAGCAAACGAATTAACTTGGGAGGATTTCTTTCAGCTAATCATTAGAACTGAGGAGAAGATATACATCGATTACAACCCATCTGACACACACCATTGGATATATGATAAGGTGCTAAGCAGAGAAGATTGTACGTTCATTAAATCAACGTATTTAGACAATCCATTTTTAGCTGATGAATTGGTTAATGAGATTGAAAGGCTAAAGCATACCGATGAAGAGTATTGGAAGATATACGGATTGGGAGAGCGAGGGTTCAGTAAGTCGATTATATTTAACAAGGTGCAGATTGTTGGAACGATTCCAGAAGATGCTAAAGAGATTGCAATAGGTTTAGATTTTGGTTACACAAATGACCCTACTGCATTGATAGAAGTTTACGAGTACGAGGGTGCTTTAATATTTAACGAGCTGATATATGAACGAGGACTCACTAACCAAGACATTGCTAAGTCTTTACACAATTTCGGGATTGATAGACGAAGAGCTATTTACGGAGATTCTGCTGAACCTAAATCTATCGAGGAAATATATAGACTAGGGTTCAATATAAAGCCTGCATCTAAAGGTAAGGACAGTATTAACATAGGGATTGATTTGCTCAAACGTTACGAGCTTAAAGTAACAAGCAAGAGTACAAACCTTATCAATGAGTTTAATAGCTACAAATGGCAGGAGGACAAGAACGGATACCTGCTGAACAAACCGATTGACAATTACAACCATGCTATTGATGCAATCAGGTACGCAGTTATCATGACAAAGTCAAGACCAAACATCGGTCGATATTCTATTAAGTAAACACATTACACATTTTTTATACAATAACAAGTTAAACCTATTTAATAATATGAAAGTTATAATTCCACAAGACTTAAACGAGATTACTATAAAGCAGATGATTAAACTAGCTGATATTGAAAAGCTAGAGATTGACGAAGTTGAGAAAGCTAAAGAAGTTATTAAGCTCTTGGTTGATAAAGTAGACGATTCTAATATCAACAGAATTAAGGTGCTTGATTTATTAGCCATGTACAAGAAACTTTGTGCAATGACTAACACCGAAACATCGTTAATCAAATTGGTAAGCATAGAGGGTGTTAAATATGGCTTCAATCCAGATATTCAGAGTATATCAACAGGCGAGTTCATGGATATTGACATGCTTTGCAAAGACTTAGACAAAAACTTGCACATGATTATGGCAATCCTTTACAGGAAAGTTACAACTGAGGGCGAGGGTAAGTATCTGATTGAGGAGTACGATGCAAAGATAGATGAGAGGGCAAACCTATTCTTGAATAAGATGCCTGCATCAGTTGCACAAAGTTGCTTGGTTTTTTTTTATCGTTTAGGGAGGGGTTATTTGAGCGACACAATGGTGTCTTTACAGGAGGAGGAGAAAGTGAGTCAAGTGCAAACTTCGGTAAACGATGGGGTTGGTATTCTGTAATAATGATGTTGTGCAACGATGACATACTTAAAATGGATGCAGTAACAAAGCTCAACATAAACGAAACACTAACATACATCTCTTATATTAAAGATAGGAACAAAGTAAATAAGAAGAAATGAAAAGTTACATTGATATAGTAAATACGTTTAAGAAGATATGCGAGCAGCACCAACAAGTTAAAACCTTTACAACAGGAGATATTTTTGAGGCTGATTTAGAAACGCAAGACGTATTTACAAAGGTGCATTTAATCGAAACAAGTGCATCAATTAACAAGACTACATTTACGTTTACTTTTGATTTGCTTGTTATGGATTTGGTCGATGCTGATGGTTCAGACCAAGATTTTGCTTTAAATAGAACATTCTTAATACTAGCAGATATATATCGAGAATTTAGAACAGGAAGCTACTCAAATACATCAGCAGTAACGCAAAGCATAACGATGCCTGAGAGCTTGTCTTGTGAACCATTTACAGATAGGTTTGAGAACTTACTAAGTGGTTGGAAAGGTACATTCAACATAACTGTGCAAGCACAAAATTCTGCTTGTGAAACACCGATGAATCGATAGATGGAATTTAAAGGAGAGAACTTATCTAAAGCCTTAAACAAGTTCGGTAAAAAGACTGTTGAGGTGGCTGCTGCAAATTTGCTGAGAAGCAAACGAGGGTACGATACAGGTAAGCTCCTTAAGTCTATTGATTATGATGTAGCGGTTACATTAAATGCATTCTCTTTAAAATTCAATTACGAAGATTATGGAGAGCAGATTGATAAAGGAAGAGGTAAGTCAAACAATTCACAAGGTGGGGTTGTTTACCAAAACATATTGGAGTGGGTTAAGCGTAAAAAGTTAAGACCGAGAAACTCCAAAGGACAATACGAGGCATGGAAGAACAAGACACAACAACAAAGGTCGATTGCTTTTCTAGTTGCCAGAAAGATTAACAGGTTTGGATATGAGGGTAACGGATTTTTTACCAACGCATTTAAACAAACATACAAGAAACTGCCTAAAGAAATTAAAAAGGCATACATGTTAGATTTTGAAAAGTTTATGAGTTTTACATTAGATGAAATAAAGACAAATGGCAACAACGGCAACTAGAAGTAATTATTGGATAGTAACAACCACAAGTACAACAACACCTGTATTTAATTTCAGGTACATTGTAGAGGTTGTAATTGGTGGAGTTGTTAAGGCAACATTGAAACAACCAAAGAACAATGCAGGTGCAGCTCATTTTAATATTGAGCGTATTGTTAAGAACTACACAACAGTAACGAATAAGCATGCTAACACTATCACAGGTGCAGTAAGTTACAATTCTATACATTTGATGCCTAGAAATATTCCAAACCCATCAGCAGGCTCTAATGTTGATTTTGCAATTAGCAAGAATACAGATACTTTACGTTTAGTTACTCTTAGATTTTATGAGGAGTTTGCTTCAACTGATGGAGGAACGATAAGCAGAGTTGACCAAAACATTGATGTTACTTATGCGTTAATCAATTACGCAAATGAGTGGGAAGACCAAATGAACTTTAAATTTGAGTTGTATGCTCCTAGACTAACAACACCATACGAAAAGTTCTTGAGCAAAATTCCATACGTAACAACACAACCAAACGATACAAGTGGCATGATTGCACATCTTACAGGTGCAGGAGATTACAGAACATTATCATGGTTAAATGAAAGTAGTACATATTTCAATAGTAGCAACATAGGTTTCCAATATAAATTTTATAGTGAAACTCCAAACGCAGATTTAAGTAACTACACAGCACAAATATACTTGCCAAATCAATCAACTTATGGTGGTGTTCTTGCAAGCGATGCAACAGGCGATGAAGATGAAATGCTTTTATTTATAGCAGCAGGGTATGAGAATGTAGCTAAAATGAAGTATGTTGATTTGGGAGGTTACCAAATGCAAACAACTGATAAATATTATACTATTAGTGTAGGTAACGTAACAAGAGCACAAACTATTATTGATGCAAAAGCAGCATCAACTGCTAAAATAGGAGATTATATATACATACAATCAAGTGGAGATACTGATTGGGTTTCTATGGGTGCAGCAGATAACAATGTTGCTACTTTATTTATAGTTAGTGCAGTTGGTTCTGGTACAGGTAACTATCACAAAATTACATCTTATCCAACTGCTGAATATATAAGACCATTATTATTTGAGATTTCTCAATGTTCAAAATATCCATCTCAATCAGTAGCTTGGAAGAACAAATTTGGTACATGGGATTACCACTATTTCAATAACAACTCAGATGAGAGTATATCGATGAAAAGGTCAATCGAATACGAACGGAATGCAGGCTCATGGAATGCAGCAACATTTTCAATAGATAGCTTTGAGAGAGGTAAGGTGCAGAGCGTTAACGGAACAAAGCAGATAACAGTTAACACAGGCTATTTAGATGAAGCGTACAACGATTACTTTAAAGGAATGATGCAGTCAAACGATATACAATTAATTGCTCCTGTTGAGGTTGGCGATGATGGTGTATTGCAAGAACCTGTACCTTTGATTTTAATTGATAGCCAATTCCAATACAAGACCACAGTCAAAGATAAGCTCATTCAATACTCGTTTACTTTCCAATACGCACATAACTTAAAAAGAATGATATAATGGTTCAGTTAGTTGTAAAAGAGCAAGGAGGAACTGATTTACATTATCTTGATGTAAGTGATGTATCTATCAAAGGGAATTACTCAGCTAAAGAGATACAAGATCTGGCATCGCAAAAGTCTGACTTTACTCAAGCGTTTACGTTGCCATTTACACAAGTCAACAATGATTTCTTTAGTCATTTTTATGATGTTGTTTCTGTTGATGGCTCTTTTAATAGTTCTATAAAATGCGAGGCTGATATTTATGTAGATTCAAATATTGTCTTTAGTGGTTATTTACAACTGCTAAATGTAAACAATTCTACAAAGTATTATGAAGCTCTAGTTTTTGGTGTAATATCAAACATTGCAACATCACTAGACGAGAAGCAACTTAATGAACTAGACTTATCTGAGTTTAGCCATTTACTTACTGCTGCAAATGTAAAGGATTCATGGAGTGGAGATACAACCTATACAACATCAGCAGGGCAAACAGGAGAGGAGATATTATATCCTATTGCTGACTATGGTTATGACTATAATAATCAAAATCTAAACGGAACGATTGAAGAGGGAATAAACCCTACTAAATTAAAACCTGCAATAAACGTAAAGGTACTATTTGAAAAGATACTTGCATCAATAGGTTATACAATAAGCTCTACATTCTTTGCAACTGATTTCTTTGCAAAGCAATACATGACTTTAGCAAATAGCTTTCAAACATTGGAAAGTAATTTTTTAGATTCCTTTAGAATAGGCTTGCAGCAAGACCAAGATATTGATATTATCTTCGATGGTAACAGTCATTTGTCTCCTATATATTTTAATACTATTGGAACGAGTAACCTTTTTGATGCAGTAGGTAACTATAACGAGTCAGCTGCAACACCATATTACAATGTACCAATATCAGGTATGTATAAATTTAGAATTAATTTACAATACAATTTTGCAAATACAAGTGGTTTTGGTGCATTTTTAGATATAAGAAAATTAAACGATTCTTCATACTTTCATGTTGTTACAACACAATTTAGTCAAGGTTCTAATGGCACATTTAACAATAAATTTTTTGACAATGTAACTACATCACAAACTACTAAAGATGTAGTAACTGCTGAGATATTTTTAGAGCAAAATGACCAAATATACTTAGCTGCATTTCAGTCATCAGCTTTAGGATCTGGTAGTAATACATTGCAGATAAAACAAACATTTGGAAGTCCATCAGTATATTCAAACTTTTCTTTATTTGCTGCACCTATTCAAGCTGAGGGTTCAACTGTTGATTTATCAGCTAACAATAATATATTACCAACTGAAAAGCAGGTTGATTTTATTAGTGCTATATGCTCTAGGTACAATCTTATTATTGAGATGGATAAGGGTGTTACAAATCAGCTTAATATAGAACCTGCACAAGATTACTTTGACGCAGGAACAAGTAAGGATTGGAGTAACAAAATAGACTTAAATAAGGATGTAAAGCTCAAGCCAACAAATGAGTTCAGAAAAGAACGCATATTGATGAGTGATTTAGAAGATGAGGACAGGCTAAACTATTATTGGCAAGATACGTTTGATGAGGTTTACAATAGTTATACTGCTGCATTAAGTGGAGATTTTGGAAAGGGAGAGTTAGAGGTTAAGTCAATATTTTCTTCATGGAATACCAAAAGACCACAAGGACATAATATGCTTATTGCATTGCCTTATAAATGGGATAATGGAGCAGCAACTTTTGTAGAGATTAAACCTAGATTATTTGCTTATAGTGGTTTAAAATCTTGTGATGCATATAGATTTTGGAGTTATGCAACAGGAGGATATACAACAGAAACATCTTATCCTTTTTGCAATCATTATTTAATGAGTGGCACAAATGTATCTACAACTGATTCAGATATTAGATTTAAAACTAAGTATGCATTTGATTTACAATTTTACGTTGATTCACAACCTGTAAACGATACATATGCAAAGTGTTGGAGGAAGTATTTGAACAACATATATAATAAAGATGCAAGAATACTTACTGCAAACTTTTATCTAACTCCAGAGGACATTGCTCAGTTTAAGTACAATGATAAAATATTTGTTCAAAATTCATATTATAGAATAAATAAAATTACATCCTATGCTTTAGGTAAAAACCAAAGTACAAAGGTAGAGCTGATAAAAATAATTGAGGGTACATTTGATGATTCAATGAGTGTTCTTGATTGTGATTTAGAATTATTATCAACAAACTTAAACGGTACTACAACTTGGGCAAATTCAGCAGGTGCATCAGCTACTCCAACACAAGCATGTTGCGAGGCTAACAACTTTAGCTTTATAGACAATGTTTGTTATTGGAATACAACTGTCTTGCCACACGAACCTGTACCATCTCCAATTGTATTTAATCAAAATAAGAATGTAAATACCACAGGTGGCGAAGTTATAGTCGGACAAACTGCATCAAGCGTTGTGGTAAACGAATCAACACAAATATACCTAGAGGGTACAGTTCGGAGAATAGGCGAAGAGGCTAAAGTAAACGAGGTTTTAAGCTATGATGAAGTAAACGAACATACTGAATGGGTAACACGCACAGAGTTCCCTAGTACAGTTCCAATAAGAGGGCAGAACATAGGAACGATTTACGATACTGAAATGTACCTTACTGCTGCTGACTTTACAAAAACAAATTCAAATAGTGGTGCAGGTGGTGTAATGGCTGCATATGGGCAATACGTTACATCTCCAAGCTCATCGGTAAACTTGATTTCATCGTTTCAATTACCTTTAGGTTATAGAGTTAATTCTGTAGTAGTTTATGGAGATAATACTGCTGCAACTTTCTCAGTAAGGGTTTCAGAAGTTGACGATGCTACAAGTACAGAGGTTGGTGCATCAACTGCAATTAACTCAACTGTTACACTTACAGGACAGAACGCAGCTAAAGGAACTTATTGGAGTATAATAGTAGTAACAGGACATACTGCAAGGTATGTGTCAGGTGCAAAATTAATCTTAGAAAGAGTAGCAGGTTCATGATAAACGAAGTTATAAGGTTGGTTACATCTAACCAGATCAAAGAAACGGAAGAGAACAAAGTATTGTTTGGAGCTTACAAATATCCAACATCTATAAAAGAAGCATGGCAACAATTTAAAAAAGAGATATGGCAGAAGAGTACAAACTAAAACTTGTTGCTGATGTAGAAGCATTGCAAAAAAGTTTAGATGAGGTTAAGGAATCATTAGAGGAAAACGGCAAAGCAGCCGAAACATCTAACTCAAAACTAGCAGGAGGTTTAAAAAAAGTTGGTAAAGGATTTAAGGGTGTTGGGCTTGCCATGAAAGCGATGGGTATCGGTCTTGTGATTGAGGCATTCAATTTCTTGAAAGAGATAATGATGCAAAACCAAACTGTTATTGATGGGGTTGCTATTGCAACTGAAACAATGGGAGTGTTATTTAATCAAATCACTAGTGTTGTTACTGATGTGTTTAATGCAGTAAGCAAATCTTCTGAGGGGTTTGAGGGCTTAAAAAAGGTTATAGGTGGTTTAATGACTATTGCTATTACTCCTTTAAAACTTGCTTTCTATGGTATTATATTGGCAGCTCAAGAGGCTCAATTAGCTTGGGAAGAATCTTTTCTTGGCGATAATGATCCTGAAACAATAAAGTTATTAAATGAAAAATTAGTTGAAACAAGAGCTAATTTAACAGAGGTTGTAGATGATGTTATTGTTGCAGGAGAACAAGTTGCAACAAACTTTGCAGAAGCAGTTGTAGAGATTGGTAATGTTGTTACAATAGCAACTAAGGTAGCAACTGAGGGTATAAAAGAAATATCTATTGAGTCAGCAACTGCAACAGGTACTGCTTTGGCAAATGCAAAGAAGAATGCTGAGTTGTTGGAAGTTCAAAGAGCAAAACAACAACTACAAAGCCAATTAGATGCAGAGTTGCAAAGACAAATAAGAGATGATGTTCGTAAAACATTCGATGAGCGTATTGCAGCTAATGATGAACTAGGTAGGATACTAGAAGAACAAACTGCTAAAGAAAAAGAAATAGTTGATGAACGAGTAAGGATTGCAGCTCTTGAATTATCTACACAAAAAGATTCTATTGCATTACAAACTGCGTATGAACAAGCATTGCTTGAGCAATTAGACATTGAAGAAAGGATTGCAGGACAAAGGTCTGAGCAATTAACTAACCAAGCAGCTCTTGAGAAAGAATTAGACGAGGCAAGAAATGACATCAGGCTTTCAACAATGAGTGCTAGAGAGCAAGAACTTGAATCACTTACTCAAGAGTATAATCTTAAAATTCAGTTAGCTAGAAAAGCAGGAGCAAATGAACTTGCAATAACTAAGAAGTTTGAAGCAGATAAAAAGATACTAAGGCAGAACTCAGTAAATGACCAACTAAGTGCAGCATCTCAACTTGCAGGTGCGTTAGGTGCATTAGCAGGAGAAAGTAAAGAGCTTGCTATTGCATCAGCAATAATTGATACTTATGTAGGTGCAAACAAAGCATTTGCACAAGGAGGTACGTTAGGTTTTGTTACGGCAGCAGCAGTCATTGCAGCAGGTTTGGCAAACGTTAAAAACATAATGCAAACTGAGGTCAAAGGTTCAGGAGGTGGTGCATCAGCATCAATACCAAGTGCATCTCCAATAGGTAATACAATAGGTCAAGCAATACCTGTAAATGCTAACCTAAACGATTTAGTTAATCAAGGAAATGATACTCCTCCTGTGCAAGCCTATGTAATATCACAAGAAGTAACAGATTCACAAGAAGCAGATTTATACATTAAAACTCAAACTGTATTATAATGAAAAAGAAAGACGAAGAAAAGCGTAAAAAAAGAAAGTACGATAAAATGAAATTAGTTGAGTTCGTGCTTAACGAGAATGATGCAGATGTTGGTGTCTTTGCTATTAGCTTAGTTGAAGATCCTGCAATAGAAGAAAACTTTATGTATTTCTCTAGATCTGGCAAGCCTCAGAAGTTTGCAACATTAAACGATGAGAAACGTATTGTCATGGGTGCAGTAATGATTCCTGATATGCCTATATTAAGAGTTGATGCAGAGGGCGAAAAGTACAACTGCTTCTTTAGTAAGGAAACAATACGCAGAGTTGAGGAACTTTACATGATTAATAGCAAACATCAATCTGCTACTTTAGGACATGAGAGAGCAGTTAACGGAGTTACCACAATCGAAACTTGGATTGTAGAAGATTCAAAGATTGATAAGTCAGCTTTGCATGGGTTTAATTATCCTGTTGGAACTTGGGTTGCTTGCATGAAGATTGAGAACGAAGATGTTTGGAGCAACTATATAAAAGAGGGCGAGGTTAAAGGTTTCTCTATTGAGGGCTACTTTGATACTAAAGAATCTGAGGGCATTAAAATGGAGAAAGAAGATGTATTAAGTAAGCTCAGACAAATCATCAAGGATAGCGAAAATAAAACAAACAAAAAGTAAACCTATTTAATAGAATAGAAACAAACCCTAGAAAATGGAAGCATTAGACAAAATCAAAGAACTTTTGGGTATGGTAGAAGTGGTAAGCGAAAACGAACCTACACCTGCTGAATTATCTGAAGCAAAAGAACATTTAAAATTCGAGGAGGCAACTTTAGAAGATGGTACTATTATAAGTGCAGATTCTTTTGATATTGGTAACGAGGTGTTTATCGTTGTAGAAGATGAGCGTCAGCCAATGCCTGTTGGAGAGTATGTTTTTGCTGATGGTACTTTGCTAGTAGTAGAGGAAGAGGGAGTTATTGCTCGTATCGGAATACCTGAAGAAGAGGTTGTTGAGGAAGTAGTTGAAGATTCAAAAACTGAAGAACTCAGCGAAGCAAACACCGAAACAAAAGACGCATTAGTGCAAGCGATTGGAGTGCTAGAGAATTTAGTACAGGAATTTGCAAGCATTAAAGAAGAGTTCAATACTTTGAAAACTGCAAAAGAAGAGGCAGTTGCTAAAGTTGAAGAGTTCGAAAAAGTAGGCGAGGAGATAACTCCAAGTCCAGAGGGAAAGACAACAGGAACTAAATCAATGGTTGAGTTTTCTAAGTTATCCCCACAAGAAAGAGTTCAATATTTAATTAATAAAAACCAAAATATTTAAGAAATGGCAGATTCGTATACTAAACTGTACGCAGGGAAAGCGGCAGCAGGGTTTATGAGTGCATCTCTACTAAGTGGAGAAACACTTGCAAAAGGATACTTGACTGTGTTACCAAACGTAGCATTTAAAGTAAACCTAAACAATTTTAATTTAGCAGCAGCAGCAGTAGCAGATGCAACTTGTGATTTTACAAGTGCAGGAGATGTTACTTACGTTGAGAAAGCTCTTGCACCAAAGCGTTTACAAGTAAACAGAGCATTGTGTAAAAACGATTGGCTTTCAACTTGGGCAGGTGCAAACATGAGAGCAGGTTTAGATGGTACTTTACAATCTGACTTCGCAACTTACTTAATCTCTTATGCAGGTTCTTTAGTAGGGCAGCAAGTAGAGAAGTCAATTTGGCAAGGTGCAGCAGCAACAGGTGGAGAGTTTGATGGATTCCAAGCGTTACTTACTGCCGATGGTGGTGCAGATGTAGGAGCAGTTGTAGGTGGTATCAATGCAGGAAACGTAATTGCTGAAATTGGTAAAGTTCGTGATGGAATTGCAGACGCAGTTTACGGACAGGATGACTTATGTATCTTTATGGGTACGGCAGCATTTAAACATTACATCTCAGCTCAAGCAGCTTTAGGTTACTTAAACCAATACCATGCAGGTGTAACTGAGTCAAACTTTGAGGGTATTCCAATTAAGTGGTGTCCGGGTATGGCAGCTAACGTAATGGTAGCAGGTCGTAAATCTAACATGTTCTTTGCAACAGACTTAGAGGGAGATATGACTGAGGTAAAACTACTTGACCAAACTATAATTGATGGTTCAGATAATGTTAATCTAGTAATGAAGTTCAATGCAGGTGTAGGTTACTCTACTCGTGCAGACATCGTTCTTTACGCATAATTCGTTAAGGTATGGCATGTTTATTAACAAATGGTAGAGGCTTAGAGTGTAGAGAAGCAGTAGGCGGTTTAAGAAACGTCTACTTTGCGAATCATGATACACTTGGAGCTTACACAGTTGACGCAGATGGTCAACTTACAGGTGTAGCAGGTACTGCAAATGTTTTCAAATATGCTTTAAACCCACAAAGCTCTGAATATACTGAAACTATAACTGTGTCTGAGGACAATGGTACAGTATTTTATGAGCAAGTAACTACATTAATGTTACCAAATTTAAGCAAGGCAGCACTTTCTGCACTTCGCTTATTAACTTCTGGTCGCTTTCAAATATTCACAGAGGACAACAATGTGAATGAAGCGAATGGATTTGGGCAATGTTACTTAGTAGGTGCTTACAATGGTGCAACTGTTACAGGTGGTAGCGTTGCATTGGGTAAAGCTCTTGGCGATATGAGTGGCTATACATTGACGATAACATCAAGAGAGCGTAAATCTGCTCTTTTTGTTGAACCGGGAACAACAACCATATTTGATGGTTTAGGTGCTACAATAACAGTTGTAGATTCATAGATCTGGTATATAATATTAGAACCCTTGCAGAGATGTGAGGGTTTTTTTTGCTCTATACTAAAACAAAACAGGTAGTTTACTATTTATTAATATACTTAAAAAACAAGATTATGCCACAGAATACAATAGTAAGACAAGCAGCAACTGCATCAATAGTAACACCAAGCGATGGAACTGCAATAGTAGGAGCATCTTTTAACTCTCCTGCTGCATTATTTGTAGGTACAGGAGGAAATATAAATGTAATCACTTTAGGTGGTTCTACTGTCTTATTAAAGAACATAGCAAACGGAAGTTTTTTACCTGTACAAGTTACGCATGTAAAAGCAACAGATACAACTGCAACGGACATAGTAGCTTTATTCTAAAAAGGGCTATATGTTAGTAAACATTATACAGAATACAATAAGTAGTTTTCGTAGTGCATTAGCAGCAGCCGAAGTCATCACAACCAATCTAAAGATGTGGCTTGGATTTGAAACGAGCGAAACATTAGGTACGGAGGAAGTTGTCAATGGAGATTATTCAAATGGGTTAACAGGTTGGTCAACGCAAATACCAAGTGGTCAAGTTGTAGAGGTTGTAAACAATCAGCTACACATAGATTACGATGCGTCTGAAACGCAAAACTCAACAGGAGTTAATCAAACTATCTTTGATGCAAATAAAACATATCAAATAGAAGTTGACATTGAGTCTATTACAGGTACAATAAGAATACAAGCAGGTGGAGTTGTTAATGACTTTAATACAGATGGAATAAAAACTTTTATAGTAAAACCAACTTCGGCTATTTTATATATTATAAGGTCTAGTAATGGTAATAATGTTGATGCTGTTATTAATAACATCACCGTAAAAGAACTAACCCAAATAACACCTGACAAATCGGGCAACAATAATGTAGGCGAGTTGTTTACAGGAAAGGCTCTTGATTTTAATGGCTCAACTGAATATGTAAATACAACAGGGTTCGAGATGAGTGGTACAAGTGCTACTTTTGCATTTTGGATTTACCCTAAAGATACTGCATATCAGTTCGTGATGGATTTAGATGGTACTGTTAGAACTATATTAGGTTTATTTAATGCAGGTAGTGGGCAAGTGTTTGCTTTTTTTAATAGTGGATTTAAGCAATTTGGTACACCTATACAGAACCAATGGCAACGTGTGGTATTTAGAGTAAATGCTTCAACTGTTGAGTGTTATGTTGATGGTGTTAAGTCTGGCTCAACTTTAGCATTAACATCTCCTATTGATTTAAGTACAGTTGGGAATTCAGTTATAGGAGGTAGATATGATACAACAAACGCAGCTAATAGATTTGATGGTAGTTTATCAGATTTTCAAATATATAATGCTTATTGGAGTACGGATGACATAGCATACGATTACGCAAACCCAAATAAACTTGCAATAGATAACCCTAGTACGTCTTTAAGCGTTACAAACTTAAAAGCATATTGGGCGTTGAGCGAGGGCGATGGATTGGTAGCTTATGATAGTGGAACTAATTTGGAAGAGGAAGAGGTTGTTGATGGAGATTTTTCATCAGAAACTAATTGGGTATTAAGTAGTGCATCTATAAGTGACAATAAATGTACTATGACATCTGTCGGAGGAGCTTCAACTTATTTTTATCAAACAGGGTTAAGTTTAACTCAAAACAAATCTTATAAAATATCTTTTAAAGCGACTAGAATAAGTGGAGATACCAACTTAGCGTTTTCTTCATTTACAGGTACTAACGTACCTAATTCGCCTACAATATCTCAAAGTGGAGAATATTCCTTCGATTTTACACCTTCTAGTACTGTACCTAATTTTGGGTTAAAAAGAGTTACAGGTAATAGTGGAGCGGTTTGGGAAATAGAAAACTTTTCTGTTCGAGAAGTAACCGCATCCGACCACGGAGGTTTGATTAATGGAGCTGTATACGTTGATGCTCAACCAAGAATACCACAACTAGGTATGATGAATTGGGCGAAAAGTACACCTGTGGCAGATGAGGTTACTTTAATACCTAACCCAACTATACCAACACAAGACATCTTCGGTAACGCAGTTCGAGATAGATTGAACTCGTTTAATTTAGACGGAACAGGT